CTGCCTCGCTCAACGTGGAAGCCTCCAACGCCGCCATCGTATTCCTCCTTGTAGGTCGCCGTGCGTATCTGATGCAGAGGCCGTTGTTTGATCATATAGTCGCTTCGGTTGAGGTAGGTGATGACGTTGACGTGATGATACAACTCATGCACGTGCCCTTGCCAAGTGCAGTCGTAGCCTTCAACCATCGCCATGATTCGCTGGTCCTGGATGACGCCCTTGGTCACTGGGCCGCCTCCGCCTGATCCGTGGTAGTAGTGCATCGCAAAGCGTGTCCGGTGGTTTACTTTAGCACTGTGCGTGAAGCCGAACAGGATCGCTCCGCCGTAGCCGCCAAGCTGAATGTCGGTCTTGCACTCGTGGTTGAGCAGCGTGACGAACATCTGCAAGGCGTCGAACTCGACATTGCGGATCACGCTTGTTTCGTGGTTGCCGTAGCCAATGAGCGCGATGTGCTTGGCGTAGGGCTTGAACCACTGCACCGCGTCGTTTACGACGGCTTGCAGGTAGTTGCCCTGATTGTGTTCCGGTCTGATCTCATCCTTGCCCCGACGTGGATCACCGCGCCCCTGCATGAGGCAGAACGTGTCGCCGTTCATGATGATCTTTGCGCCTCTGCGCGCGGCTTCGTCAAGGTGGCTTTTTAGCAGGTCACGATCGCACTTCGGGTTGTCCCAATGCAGGTCGCTGACCAGCAGAAACTCCGCCTCCTTCCCTTCGCAGTCGAAGGTGTGAACATTCGCTGCGCGTCGGGTTATTTTCATACTATTGGTTTGGTGTCGACTTGAGCAGCTTCATGATCCGCACTTCCAGCACCTCCGTGATCTTGACCCCTGAAAATCCGACGATGAAGGCGAGGCCGTACTCAATGTTGGGTGCTTTTATGTTCAGGATGCCAATAATCACTGGCGCGATGTAGGTGGCAGATAGCGTGCCGGAAAGCACGGCGATCAGCTGCATTTTCCAGTTCTTCATCTTGGGAGCGAGCAGTAGTGCGCCGAAGAAGCCCGCGATGGTTAGGCCGAGGTTGATGCCGATGGATTTGAGGAAGTCGATCATTTTAATCTTCGTTTAGTGTGTTAGATACGTCGTCGCGCTCGGTGTAGTCCTTGCCGTACTGCTCATCCCAGCCGAGGAAGGTATGCACCCCGACAGGCGGAGGCCAGCACTCATAGGGCAGGTAGGCGGCATTTGGCTCTGCATCCCAAAGGATGTCTACGCAATATGTACCCTCAATGATGCCCAGCGGCACTGCGAAGCCTTGCGGCACTGGTAGCGCGGTGAATGTCGCTTCGTTGGGGAAGGCGTATTTGCGGAAGGTAGCCATTTATAGTCGGGTTAATTCGGCGAGTTGGGCATCGGTGAGGCGCGTGGTGTAGAGGGCAGCGGCGCGGATGCGGTCGTTGAGAAATGCTGCCGTTCCAAATGTTCCCAAGTTTACCGATGTAAATGATGCACTAAAAGTAAAGGCAGACGTGCTTGTGGAGCCAGCTTGTGTTCCATTAACAAATGCCGCTATATCACCTGATTTGTAAGCGATAGCCGCTTTTACAAAACCAGTTGCGGCAAGTGTTTGCGAAAACACGCTTGAACCTAATGCTCGCAACTCCAAGGTCACTAAATTGGCGGTACTTCTGCGTATATGAACGCTGTTGTCAAAACTTGCGGCAACTAAACGTATTGCATAACCCTCAACCCCCAGTGTCTGCATGTTATACTCAATGTACACCGTCCCCTCCGTTTGGCCTATCAAGCCACTCACGAGCGCACCCGATGCGCTGATGACATCTGCGGCACGGCTGCCTGTTCCTGATGTTGTGGGGATGAAACTTGTGGGAAATGCACCGAGTTCTATCTGCGGTGCAGCAAAGCCCATCGTTGTCCCTGTTGCTGCGACATTTGTTGAATTGACTGCCGCTAAAACGCCTACGTTAATATTGCTAACAGTCCCACTTGCCGTCATTGTAAAGGTTTCGGAACATCGGTAAACATCCGTTCCCCATTGTTCAACTCTTCGGATTCTGTTTGTTGTTCCTGCGGAATTGTATAATGATCCGGTATTAAACGAGCCACTTACATCAAATCCCCCACCAATGTCACCCGCTGCTGCTCCACTAAAAGTAAAATAGTAACCAAAAATTGTGTGTGCAGTCGTTTTTTTAACGAAAAACGAAACTGTATATGTGCTTCCAGAAACAAGGTTTAATGCGGGAGAAAGCGTTGGACTTGTATATCGGCTTCCAGCACTTCCAACAGACCCTGTTACACCAACGGTTAGGTTTACGCCACTCAAACCAATGACATCAATAGTAGCCCTTGTCATTCCTTGGTTTAATATCCACCCAGAAGCAGAATCAGTAGATTGCAAGATGCTATTCTGCCCACTCGCCTCCACCAACAAGGCGGGACACGACTGCCCCAGCCAATCGATGCGCGGCACTCCCGATGCGACGCTCTCAATCAAACCGCTGCTATTTACGCGCGTCGCCGTTGTGTTGCGGCTGACGGTGAAGTCAGGAGGAAGCCCAACTACATTCGTCGATTCATTCAGTCGAGTGACCGCACCTGTCGAGGTGGCAATCATAGGCGTAGCTACGCCAAGCCGCTCAAGCTGCGGCGATGCAATCCGTATGGTGTAGCTGTATGTCGTGCCGCTGACAATCGGGTGGCCAATGCGCCCTCTCGCCGCAGTCACGCCACTTTGATTGAACGTTCTAACCGCCGAAAGTCGCTGCAATACTGCACCGCTTGCCAAGGCGATATTTGTCGATGTCCCCGCCTGAAAAGTTGAACCACTCACCTCCTGAACCTGCAAGACCATTGCAGGCGTTGTGATGTCACCACTGATGCAGGTTGCGTAGGCTGATAGCGTAAATGTCTGGCCAGTAGTCGCGGTTACTGCGCCTGTTGCGGCAGAAAAAAACAGGTTGAACGTACCGCTTGCTGTTGCCGTTCCGCTCACGCTTACATCTACATAATTAACGAGCGTGCCATCATTAGCCGTTGCCTGACCACTTGCGCCTACCGAAAAGGTGAAGCCAGCAGGGATAGCTCCCGATGACCATGTAGTCGGCAACACACTGCCTGTCGCCCCAGCCATTGAATTGTTAGGTATGAAGTTGGTGCGCGTTGTTGGTAGCTGGTCGTAAAGCACCCCTGCCTTGTATAATTGCGGCACAACAAGCAGCGAAGGCTGCGTCTGCACGTCTTGCATGATCTGCATGGCGCGCGCCGTCAAGCAGTTACCAGCTTCTTCGCGCTGCGCCGCATCCGCCAATGCGTTATTGGTTGCCAAAGTCACATCTTCGGCGAACCCCTGAACAGGACGCTTGACCGCAAACGGCAAGCCATAACCCAACCCCAACGCCATTATACCGCGCTTACGACAGTTACCGACTGGAAGGTATAGGCAAAGACGTTGCCTCCTGAAGGCGTCACCGCCGTTATGCGCTGCCCTCCGTTGCCGCAAATGATCATGCCGGTGTTCACGGTAACGCCTGAAAGTCCCAAAGTTGTCAGCAGGTTAGTGCCACCCTCGCCTGTCAAGGTCGTGAAGCTGCACGATGCGTTGACGATCAGCGCATCATACGTCTTGCCGGTGACTGCGCCGGTGACGCACTCCATGACGACTCCGCGACCAAGTAACGCGTCAAGTTGTTGTCCTAAATTCATTGTCTTTTTCTTTAAGTGTAAATATCGTTTGGCCTGTTTCTATGCAATTCTATAATCGTGTTTTTAACTTGTCGGTATCTGGCAGACGTTGCGGCTGAACGGCAACTCAAAGACCACCGTTGCCTGCCAACCTGCGACCTTGTCATCCCTTGCCTCAACAAAGCGCGTAGCACTAACCGCGCCTGTGATTGTGTACTCGCGATCAGGATCATCGGTGAACTCCGCGACGAAGTCCTGCAGGATGCGCAGCGTGTCGCTTAACACCTCATCCTCGTTGTCAGTCCACCGGTAGACGACGCTGCCGCTTATGGTCGCATCCACGCCGCGAAGGTCTGCAACCCTGTCCATCACCAGCACGCTGACGGTTAGGTTGGTTGCGCCAATGGGCATTGACGCGCTCTGCGCATCGACGAACAAAAGCGGGTAGATGACCCTATCCCTGTCGGTTGTCCGCAGGTTGATCACGTTGTCCGTGCCGATCGCCAGCGGATCGCCGAAACCCACTGCGTTCAGCTGCAGGTGCGACTCCGCGAAGGCTATCAGGTCGTTTTTGATCGTTACCCAACTGCTCATAGAATTGCTTTAGTTTGTTTACGTTCTTCGAGTGCGCCATTAAAAGTAGTTGCGTCTGTTTTCCGGGTAGTCAAGCGGATCGCGATACCTGCCCCTGCGACCAAGCACCATCCCTGTCTGATATGCACTGTTGGCCGGGTAAATCGTGTCAATCGCAACTGGCGGATTGTCGAATAGCGGAAACAGCGTGTGGTTCTCTTGCAGGTAGCGCGTGATGCGCTCGGTGTACCACTCCGCATCGTCGCGGCTTTTGTCCATCAGTCGCGTCATCTCACGCTCGCTCATTGGCGACGACTCCGTGCTGCTCCTGCGATCCATCCCCTTGTTCATGAACTTGAAGGCCAGCACCATTGGAAGCTCAAAGTACATCCACTGAATGATGGCGGGTTGAATGTAGGTCTGCATCAGCGTGGTGTTGTTCGCCGACAAAGTGCCTGCGATGACCTGCGTCACGAGTTCCGCGTATAGCGCCGATCCCACCGCTGGCTGAATGTGCATCTCCTGCACCTTGACGATCGTGGGACGTAGCTGCGTGTAGCTTACGTTTTCGCTGATGACGGAGTTTTCGATCAGCGTGTTTTCGCTTATAAATAGTGCCTTGCTCATTCGACTATACGTTCAACTTGTGTACCTTTCTTAATAACCAACTGCTGCACCCACATGTGTCGGCACGACGGCCGGTGCCTGCCATCTTCCAGCGTCAGCCATCCGCCTCTGCGCTCCCAGACGCTGTAACCCATCAACGCCGTCAGCTGGTTGATGTCGTCGCGTGTGTAAAGGCGCGTGCTGCTCAAGTCCATCATGACCTGACAAAATCTGCGGCTCTTATCGTAACCGTCAGCCTTTGATAACCCCCGATATTCTGGTCGCCAGTCGTACCGGTAGCGCACCTCGACGATAGGTTCAGGCACTTTCTCCTCTTTGGTCGCCTCACCAATGCCGCGCTTCAACGGATACTTGTTTACCTGCAACAGGTACTGGATGCGCTTGCGGATGCGCGCCTTGCTCACCCCGAACTCCTTGGCCATTTCTTCAACCGTTGCATCCTCGCGCTTGCGCCTGTATTTTACGATTTTCTCGTCCAGCGCCTTATCTTCATCGGAAACGGCAAACTGCATGAAGAACTCCGCCTCGCCGTATTCGTTGAAGTCCAATTCGCGCTCTTGCAGCACCTCAAAGCTTTCACGCGCCTCACCGAACTGCTGACCGACT